GAAGCCTCAACAGTTGGAGACATTGCAACCATCACAGAACTCACGGATCAAGGCGAGCCGTTGGGTATGGAAGAACAAACTAGCGCGGAAGGAACAACTACCGCCTGAAGGTGACTGGAACATTTGGCTTGCAATGGCAGGCCGTGGATTTGGCAAAACAAGATTAGGCGCTGAAGAAATAGCCTGGCAAGCAATCGTTCAACCCGCTACCAGGTGGGCAGTAGTTGCCCCTACATTCTCAGATGCTAGAGATACATGTGCTGAAGGTGAGTCAGGCATTGTTGCAGTGCTACAGCGCTATCAAATGCTTCAGAATTACAACCGTTCTATTGGTGAGATCCTGCTCAAGAACGGAAGCCGCATAAAGTTATTTAGCGCAGACAATCCTGAGCGTTTCCGTGGCCCACAGCATCATGGCGCTTGGTGTGATGAATTAGGCGCATGGCGCTATCAAGATGCCTGGGATCAATTGCAGTTTGGCCTACGCCTGGGAAAGAAGCCGCGGGTCATTGTTACCACCACACCGCGCTCTACGGCGCTTATACGCATGCTTGCAGGCCGTACAGATGGCTCAGTAGTTATTACCAGGGGATCAACATTTGATAACGCTAAAAACCTAGCCCCTAGCGCATTGATGGAGTTACAAGCCCGCTACAACGGCACAAGATTGGGAAGGCAAGAACTTTATGGAGAAATCCTTGATGATGTTGAAGGCGCGTTATGGACTAGAGGTTTAATTGACCGCACACGCATCACAACAGCCCCCACTATGGCCCGCATTGTTGTAAGCGTAGATCCTGCCGTAACTAACTCAGAGAAGTCAGATGAAACAGGAATTGTTGTTGTTGGATCTACTTCAGACGGTCAGGGTTATGTACTGGGAGATTACTCATTTAGAGGATCACCGTTGCAGTGGGCTACAAAGGCAGTAGAACTATTTGACTCATACAAGGCAGATGCAGTTTTGGTTGAAGTAAACCAGGGCGGTGACATGGTGGGCGCAGTGTTGAAGCAAGTACGGCCTACCTTGCCAATCAGAGAAGTGCGAGCGCATGTGGGTAAGAAACTACGCGCTGAACCTGTAGCGGCTATGTATGAGCAGGGGCGTATTCACCACATTGGGGAGTTTGCAGAGTTAGAAGATCAGATGTGTACCTGGACAGTAGATGAACCCAACTCACCTGACCGCATTGATGCAATGGTGCAGGGCTTTAGTGATCTATTAGGAAAAGTTACAGTCAGTAATTACTTTAATGCAATTGCTAACCATTGCCCTAAGTGTGGGTTGCCAATGCCTAAATCATTTACACATTGTTCTGCATGTAGAACCGCTATGATTGACCCAAATTCTGAGGTGTCACAGGGAGCGTAATGGCTGACAATTACAACACAATAATTGATCAAGGCTCTGACTGGTTTCGCAATTTCTTGTACACACAGCCTGCAACAATTACAAATGCAGTAGGCAACGGCACAACTGTTACATACACCGCAGAAAACGGATTTAGTGCAGGGCAGACTGTTTACATTGAAGGCATCATGCCTAGCCAATACAACTTAGGCAATGTAACAATTGCTTCACGCACCTCAACACAATTTACAGTTACTAATTCTGCTACGGGCTTGTACATTCAAGGTGGAGACGCATTAAGCGCAGTGGACATTACTGGTTACACAGCAACAATGCAGTTGCGCTCTTTACCCAATGATCCAATTGCAGTTTTAACACTTACACAGGCAAGCGGCATTACAATTGATGGGCCTAGCGGAACTCTTGCAGTACGAGCAACAGCGGCACAAACGGCGGCAATAATTGCAGGCCCGTATTATTATGATTTAGAGATAACATCACCTACTGGTGTGAAAACACGGCTTGTTCAGGGTGAATTAAATGTAAATGCAGAGGTGACAAGATGACATACAACCCAAATAACTTTTTAAACAATCCAAACCCTGTTGGAACTCCCAATGTCATTGTTGTAACACCTGGCCCTATGGGGCAACAAGGCGCTCAGGGTATTCAAGGTATTTCAGGTAACTTCTCTGCTCAAGGTACGCAAGGTACACAGGGTTTACAAGGTGGCGGCTTTAATCAGGCACAAGGAACACAGGGCTTAGAAGGCCCACAAGGATTAACTGGTGTTCAAGGTACAAATGGTTTGCAAGGTGTACAAGGCGCACAAGGCACAACAGGTATTCAAGGCCAAACTGGTATTCAAGGATCATTTGGTGTTCAAGGAATTAACGGAACACAAGGCACATCAGGAGCGCAGGGAGTTGAAGGCGTACAGGGTGCAACAGGAACACAGGGTTTAGTTGGCGTACAAGGAACTAATGGCGCGCAAGGTATTACAGGAACACAAGGAGCAACTGGTACACAGGGCTTGCTTGGTATTCAAGGTTCTATTGGCGCGCAAGGCACAACTGGTATTGATGGTGTTCAAGGCGCAACAGGAACTCAGGGCGTAACAGGAATTCAAGGCACTACAGGAACTCAGGGTGTGCAGGGCTTACTAGGTAATGTTGGAACACCTGGAACACAAGGAACAATAGGATCGCAAGGTTTAACTGGTGTGCAAGGTGCTATTGGTGATACTGGTTCACAAGGCACAACAGGAGCGCAAGGTGTTCAAGGTATTACTGGCACACAAGGTTTAACGGGTGCGCAAGGTACACAAGGAATTCAGGGCCATGACGGAACACAGGGAACTGTTGGATCACAAGGAATTACTGGCGCACAAGGAACGATAGGCGCTCAAGGAATTGATGGAACACAGGGTTTAACAGGTGTTCAAGGATCAACGGGTGCGCAAGGTTTAACTGGTTTACAAGGTGTTACAGGCTCTCAAGGACTTGATGGAATTCAAGGAACTGTTGGAGCGCAAGGAACTCAAGGCGTACAGGGAATTACTGGTAGCCAGGGTGTTCAGGGCTTAGATGGTATTCAAGGTGTGCAAGGTAATACTGGTGCAAGCGGTACATCATCATCTATTTTTGAGTATGAAGCAGATACTAACTCACAAGCACCCGCACCTACCGCTGGTTACATTAGGTGGAATAACGCTACACAAATTTCTGCAACAAACATTTACATTTCTCACTTAACAGATTTAAATGTGGACATTGATTTTCTATTAGCAAACATTAAAGATAATGACATTTTCTTCATTCAAGATAGAACTGACTCTAACAATTATCAAGAATGGGAAGTAAACGGCACACCTACATTTGTTACTAACAGTTATTTCACTTTTCCTGTAACGCTTATTGCATCAGGTGGAACAGGTACAACAAACTTTGCTAATAATGATCAAATTTCTCTTATTACTCAAAGCGTTGGTGTTCAAGGAGTTACTGGTGCGCAAGGCACGACAGGCGCGCAGGGAACTCAGGGCTTGCAGGGTGTTCAGGGAACTGAAGGTTTACAGGGAACAACTGGAACTCAAGGACTTGTTGGCGCTCAAGGTACAACTGGCGCACAAGGCATTGAAGGCTTGCAGGGTACTCAAGGAGTTCAAGGTGTAACTGGTTCTCAAGGACAAACTGGATCACAGGGCTTAGACGGTATTCAGGGAACTGTTGGCGCACAAGGTTTGACTGGATCTCAAGGTATTACTGGCACACAGGGAGCAGTAGGTGCGCAGGGCTTAGAAGGTTTGCAAGGAACTCAGGGAACTGAAGGATTGCAAGGAGTCACGGGTAGCCAGGGAACACAAGGAACGCAAGGCACACAAGGAACTCAAGGACTTGAGGGTTTGCAAGGTGTTACTGGATCTCAAGGTACTGATGGATTAAATGGTTCTCAAGGAACAACTGGTACTCAAGGTACAACTGGCACTCAGGGTATTACTGGATTGCAAGGAATTACTGGTACGCAAGGTACGCAAGGGCTTGAGGGAATTCAGGGAACAACTGGATCTCAGGGGCTTGATGGAATTCAAGGTACTACTGGAACTCAGGGCTTAACTGGTACACAAGGAACTACTGGTGAGACTGGTATTCAGGGAACGCAAGGTACAACTGGTATTCAGGGCGCTACTGGAACTCAAGGAACAACAGGTAGCCAGGGAACTCAAGGTACTCAGGGAGTTCAAGGAGTTCAAGGCACAATTGGTTTACAAGGTTTAACTGGAACTCAAGGAACATTGGGTACACAGGGAACTACTGGATCACTTCCTACAGTTACATTTAATGCTCAATCAACTGCTTATCAATTGGTTGCAGGAGATGTAAATAAGTGGGTTACACAGAGCGGTACTGCAAACATTACTGTTCCTGCGGGAGTATTTAGTACTGGACAGGTTATTTATGTACAGCGTACGGGCGCAGGTGCGGTTTCTATCGTGGCAAGCGGCGTTACATTTACATCAAATGGATCTGCAAGCCCTGTATTACGCGCTCAATACAGTTCTGCATCAATTCTTTGTACAGGATCAAACACCTTTACAATTGTTGGAGACATTTCCTAACGCACCCACAACATACCTACATCTGCGGTAGGGCGTAGGTTGGCTATTTTCCAACCGCCGTTTATCCATTCATCAGATGTAAGTTGATGCCAGGCGTTTAATTGATTGACATTGTTAGATTGCATGTTGCCCCACTCTTGAGGCTCTTGCAGATGGTTCACAATGTATTGCGCGGCCATTTCTCTGTAGCCCAATGTAAACAAATAATCTAACTGATCCTCATGCTGGTGCATGGTTTCAAATGTCCACTCAAAACAAATCATGCCCCCGTAATGGCGGGTCATGCCTTTCATAACTTGCCACTCTGCACCTTCAACATCAATCTTGATCAAATCAGGATTGCCGTATGTATCTGCAAGGGTGTCAATGGTGATTGTGTTTACCTCAATCTCACGGTGAGACTTTCCTGCGTATGGCATGCGTTCATTTGTTAGCCAATCTTGGTTGAGCGAACTAAGGCCATCTTCATCTGCTTCATAGAACTTTAAGCGCTCGCCATCTTTGTCACTGACTGCCATTCTAAGAGGCACAACATTAGGGTTGTAGATGAAGTTACCAACCAACTCTGAATAGACGCGTGGAGCGGCTTCTAAGGCTATTACACGGTATCCCTGCGCTAACCCTGCAAGCACTGCATCACCACGATTAGCCCCAACATCAAATAGAAGCATTGCCTATCCTTTCAAGATTGTTTTGCACTGCGGCTTTGTACCCTGGATCTATGTCCATTGCATTTAAACGGCCTAGTATTTGAATACTTTCATCTTTGCGGCCAATCCACCAGGCGGCTACTGCCTTTTCAAATAGCAATACATAACTGCCTTCATAACCGACATGAACAGGAAGCGGTGAATGAAGTTGATTGTGCAATCCTATGTTTGCCCAGGTGTAGCACTCTTGCCATTGCCCTAAACGCTCATGGAACTGCGCAAGCAAGAAATAACCTTCAGGGCGGTATGGCAAATACGCAACAGCCTGCAATAAACAATTACTAACGGTTGCCTGGCGGTCATTTTGATCATCAAAACAATGCGCGGTTTTAAGTAATGACGCATAAACCAGGGTGGGGTGTGACTCATGGCCGTATTCTGCGGTGCGCAAATAGAAAGAAACCGCTGAGGCTGTTTGGTTTTGCCTCTCATACTCCACTGCTACATCAAAATTAAGCGCTGGATTAAATGGATCTTTGGATAGTTCTACAACTAATTGCTCAATTCTCATAAGCAAGGGCCTCCATAATTAGATCTTCTACTACTGCGCCAGGCACTTCAAGCACAAATGCGGCGTTATCCTGAAAACCAAAAGACACTAAAAGGTTGCCGTTATGGACTGCCGCGCCTACACAGAACTCAACGCGAGCATCTAAGAATGAAAATTCCTTACTTAGCCCCACAACATTTAATTCTTGATCCCACACAACTAAGCGGTGACGGTAAATTGCATCTTTCTGCTTGAGGTAATTCTTAAATAGATCTACCTCATGGGTAATTGAGATGTACATACTGCCCCACCGTATGACCTGGCTAGATCCGCGCTGATCTTTAGGCGCTGGCTTTGTGTGGCGCACAAATACCTGTTCACACTCACCGCTAATGGGGTTGGCATAAACTAATTCTGTTGGCATTGTCCATTTGATGAAGTGGTAAGGCTTATCAAGGACAGGTATCCAATTTTTCTCACAATAAGAAGCATCAGGAGCAGGTGCTTTAATACGCACACGCCTAACCTCTTTGACTGCCCAATTATCCCAGTCAATTTCAATACGGCTGTACTCCATGCGGCCTACACCGTTGGTTGTTGTATCGCGGCGCACTCCTACCAGGTAATAATCATCTAGCCACTGCACAACGCGGCAATCTTCTTCACCCACAAACTCCCACATGGGTGTTACATCTAATACAGAAGTGTCCACTTTGGCGTGATGAGTCATTTCAAGATCATCATTAAGGCGGCATAAGTAATTAACAGTTACTAAGCGTTGATCCTTTTCAGGGTGCAGGTATGACAGTGGCCCAAAACGGCTAGGAAACTTCTGCTCATTTTCTGCATGGTACAGCGTGTAATTTACATGGCGTAAGTTCACAAGAATGTTGCCTTTGTCATCAATAAAAATTGATGGGTTCATTAGCCCTGTACCGCTAGTTAATCCGTGAGGGATTACCAGGGGCGCAAGTTTGCCACCGTGTTGAACTGCCTTCTCTACTAAGTTCATAAACCTTACAATACATGAACTTGCAAAAATCGCTATTATTACAACACGCCTGATTTACAAGAGGCATAACAAGGGAGATACGCATGGGTCTGCGTGACCGTATCGCAAGAGCATTAGCAACTCAAGACATTGAAAAAGGCCCTAACCTGCCTGCGGGTGCTACAACAATTGGCACTGACGCACTTATGGCATCATCAGGTTTAGCAATGCAACAAACATACGGCAACAATGTTGCACTCCCACGCGCACCGTTTAGTTCAACAGTTCCATTTGGCCCAGGCAATCCAATTATCCCTGGTGCGATTAACCCAATTAACCCCGCTACTGGCCGCCCTGAACCGCGCCGCTATGAGTACCAGGTTGCTCAGAACATCAACATTGTTCCAACGCGTTTAGTTCCATTTACAACATTACGCGCCGCTGGTGACAGTATTGACATTTTGCGCCGTTGCATTGAAGTAACTAAATCAAAAATGAACGGCTTACAGTTTGACATTGTTCTTGGTGCAGACGCATCAGAGAAAATTGCGGCAGAGTCAGGCGGAGATCATGTGCGCGCTATGGCTAAGGCCCGCGAAAAGTACACAGATGAAATTAACCGCTTGCGTGAGTTTTGGGAAAACCCTGACAAAGCAAATGGATACACATGGAATGACTGGATCAACATTGCAATTGAGGACATTCTTGTAATTGATGCGCTTGCTATTTACCCACAACCAACAGTAGGCGGAGATCTTTACGGTTTCCAAATTCTTGATGGCTCAACAATTAAGCCTCTTATTGATGACCGCGGTATGCGCCCAATGTCACCTAACGCGGCGTTCCAACAGATCCTTTACGGTTTCCCACGCTCAGAGTTTTCTGCAACAGAAGAAGATCCAAAGGCAGACGGTGAATTTACATCTGATCAATTGGCTTACTTGGTTCGCAATCGCCGCTCAACAACTGTTTATGGATTTAGCCCAGTAGAGCGAGCGCTACCACTTGCTGACATTTATTTGCGCCGCCAACAATGGATCAGAGCAGAGTACACAGATGGTGTTATGCCTGAACTTATGTTTACAACTGATGAAGATTGGGGAACTAACCCTGATCTCTTGCTTGCTTATGAGCGTATTCTTAATGATGATCTCGCAGGGCAGACAGAGCAACGCAAGCGCGCTCGCCTATTGCCAAAAGGTTTAACACCTGTTGTTAATGAAGGTTATGGCGAGAAGTTCAAGGACACACTTGATGATTATTTAGTTACTTCTATTTGCGGACACTTTGGCGTACAACCATCTGAAATTGGTTTCTCACCAAAGGGCGGATTGGGTGGCGCTGGTTTCTCAGAAGGACAAGCAGAAAACGGTGAAGCGCTAGGCATTGGGCCTCTTGCTAACTGGATCTCTAAGCAACTTACAAATCTTTCTTACACATACTTAGGCATGCCGCGTGAACTTGAATTTAAATTGCTTACATCAGAGCGCAAAGACACAGAAGAAAATGCGCGTAAGAATGAGATTGAAGTGCGTTCAGGCGGTAAGTCAATCAATGAGCGCAGATCAGAACTTGGTTTGCCGTTGCTAGATACACCTCAAGCAGACATGCCAATTATGGTTGCAGGCTCAAGCGTTTTGTTGTTCTCACCTGATGGATTGATTGATGCGGCTAGTGCGGCAACAGCGCCAACATTAAGCGGCCCTGATGCAAAACCTGATGCGCCTACAACTCCTAATCCTCTTGAGCAGAAACCTTCTACTGAAGTACAACCTGAAGAAGATGAAGTGACTGAAGTAAAAGCATTTATGAAATGGGCGGCTAAAGGTAAGCGCGCAAGATTATTTGAATTCAAATCACTTGATCCAATTGTGGGAGATGCGCTCAACCGTTGTGCTTTTGATGGTGATTTAGATACTGCGCGAGCGCTGGCTAAGGCTTATCTAACATGATTGAGGGCGCTCTCAAGGCAGATGGGCGCTTAGCGGCAAAGAACGCAGTGAAGATTAGGGCGGCACTGCACCAGGTAACAGACTTCAAACGAGTCTTTAACAAATACCAGGAAACAATGCCACAGCCAACGGATAACCCTACGCAAGATCGTGTGCGCGCTCGCTCATGGGTTTTGCTAAATGTTTACCTTAATGATGAACCCCTACGCAATGCCGTTATGCAAGCCTGGGCGGAGGCTTATGTTTTGGGCGCTGTTGCCGCTAGTGAATGGTTAGAAAAAACCCGCATAGCAAACAAGGCTGATGACATTGAAATCAATTGGGATAAATGGCGGCCAGGAGATACGGCTACCGCTTTAAGAATTACTCCAACTGAAGGTTTTAGCAAATACTTGCGAACAGTAAACGCAGATAGTTATTTTAAAAATTTTAACAAAGAAACTGTTACAAATTTAGGCACTGCTCTTTCTGACGCAATAGCCGCTGGTTTAGATGCTGAAAGTGCCGCTGTAATGATTGGGCGGCATGTAGCAAACCCTAGCCGCGCTTTGACTATTGCAATTACTGAGCAGAACCGCGCTATGTCGTTTTCAAGCATTGAGCGTTACAAAGAGGCTGGCTTGCAAAAGATGGAATGGGCCGTGTCTGACCCGTGTGACATTTGCGCAAAAAATGATGGGCAAGTAATTCTTATTGGGCAAACATTTGCATCAGGAGACGCGCAACCCCCTGCTCACCCGCATTGCCGTTGCGTATTACTACCTGTAATTCCTGGCATGGAAGATGATTTGACAGGCGGAACAGTTACAAGCCCAACAATTGATGCTGACGGCGCAATTGCAAATGAACCTTTCACTCCTGGTGTTGTGCCACAAGGCGAGTGGACATTAGTAACAGAAGATAGATGGGTAGAACGCCAGGAGGCTATTCGTTTACAACGCGGGCTAGGGCCTGCAAATGAAAATCATTTGCGTATTATCCGTGATCAAGTTGCAGATGCTCAAGCAATTTATGAACGCGGGCCTAACATTGTTGTTTTAGGTAATGATGTTACAACAGTAACAGAAGAACACATGAAACAATTTATGAGAAATTTTGATCTTGCTTATGAAAAATTACCTGAATGGCGAAGGGTAAGCCCTGACGGTTCTTTAAGAGGCTATTCTTTAATTATCAATAATAAAGACCGTTACCGTTCTTCTTTGGCTTATACATACATAGGACATGACTCTATTTGGTTCTCCCCTGGTGATGTTATTTCTTCATTAAACCCACCTAAAGATTGGGCGGGCTGGTTTATGCCTGCGGCTAATAGTGTTTCTGAAAATCTTTACACAATTATGCATGAGTTAGGCCACACCACAGATAGTTATGTAAATGATAATAAACGCGGGTATGTAAGAAGCCTTCTGACGCGTAAATACAAACAATTATTTTCAAAGTACAGCCGTAAAAATACTAAAGAAACTTACGCGGAAATTTTTGCTCAATGGGGATTGGGTGAAAAAAATGCATTAACTGAAGCCTATGCAGAAGCATTTGGTTGGGATTTATCTGCCGCAGAGTATTACGAGAAGTTTGGTGAATTTGATCGTTGGAAGCCTAGTATGAGACCGTCAGGGGTGCGTTAAAGGAGATGACAATGAAAGAACCAAACCTAGATGAAGTTGGTGTAATCAATGATTACGCCGCTATGCCCAAATTTGAATTGCAACAAAGGGCTATTTTTGGTGACGCTAAAGCAGAACGCATTTACTTTGAACGCTATGGCAAAGGTAACAAAAGCGTTGATGGTGACATTGAAAAGAACAACCCAAACCGTGACCCTAAAGGCCGTTTTACTTTTGGATCAGGTGGCCCGCAGGCTGGTGGCGGTGGAAACGCTGGCGGTGGAGAAGGCGGAGAAAGCGCAGGCGGCGGAGGCGGAGGCGCTGGAGAGCCTGGTGAAGGCAAAGACATAACTTCTGAATTAGGCAGAGATTATGGACAAGTTTCAGAAACCAAAAGAGGTGCAGAACTTAGAGCCAAAGACATGTCTCCTGAAACAAGGGGTGATCCAACATTACAAGACATTGCCCACAGACAAGGTTTTGATGGTAAAGCAGAAATGGTTGATCAAGAGGCTTTTGATCAAATTGTTGCTGAAGGAGGAACTGTTACTTATCGTGGCGTTACTGATTATTATGATAGTTATAGCGCAAATGATGCTAAATACATTTCAGGAGAAACTCAAATAAGCGAACAATTTGCGGAAGGCCCTTATTTTGGCGGCATAGGCGGCTACGGAAGCGGCACTTATACATCATCAGATGTGAGCGTTGCGCAACATTATGCTTTTGAAGATGGCGCAAAAGGGGGAGTAATAACAATGGTAGTTAAACCTAATGCTAAAATCGCAACACCTCAACAATGGCAAGCCGCTAGAACAGCGGCAAGAGAAGGCAAAGGTGGCTTTATGGGGGCTAATAATGAAGGAAGAATTTTAGCGGCTCAAGGATTTGATGGTTTTCGCATAGCCTCAAAAGATGTGGATCATTTTTCTAATCAATTTGTCGTTGTATTAAATAGAAAAGCAGTGGCGGTGTTGAAAAAATGAACTTAAATAATCCTTTAGTTTCACGCGCAATAGCGTCACTTATGAAGCAATTAAGCCCTAAAGATAGGTATGACTTGAGTGGCTTAACTCTTAAATTTACGGCTTTAAGTCAATTGCCTGGCAAATGGCAGGTTGCCATAAAAGCGGAAATGGCTAAAAACGCTGTAACTAATGCAAGGCGAGATTTGCCAACAGATTAAAACCGCTTGCGTAAGCGTAACTTGATACAGTATGCGCTAAGGCTTTATGTATTCCAATGGATTGAGGACTAATGGCTAATCTAACAACAACTTCCTACTTCAGTATTGAGAAGGCTGACCGTAATGCAGACGGCACAATGACCGTTTACGGTAAGGCAACAGATGACTCACTAGACATTGATCAACAGATTTGTGACGGCGATTGGCTAAAGCGCGCAATGCCTGCCTGGTTTAAGTCAGGTGGAAACATTAGAGAACAACACAGCCAAATTGCCGCAGGCGTGGCAAAAGAGTATGAAGCAAAGGCTGATGGACATTACATTGGCGTTTTGGTTGTAGATCCTGTTTCAGTTAAGAAGGTAGATGCTGGCGTACTCAAGGGGTTTTCAGTAGGTATCAAAAACCCACGCGTTGTACGCGATAGCAAAGCGGCAAATGGCCGCATCATTGATGGGCAGATTGTAGAAATTTCTTTAGTGGATCGCCCTGCCAACCCCAACTGCCAGTTAGTTTTGGCTAAGTCTGTTGATGGTGAAAAGGACTTGGTTCAGGTAGAAGAATTACATGAAAAAGAAGAAACAGAAAATAATAATCCAATACAATCTGACAATAACTCTGAGAAAGAAAGTGACGCAATGGACACATCAACCGTTTCAGTACCTAAGTCTATTGTGGGCGATCTTGTTAAATTTGATAAGGCTCAGTTTGAAGCGGCGCGTGAAGCGTTGGCTAACCTTATTTCAATTGAAGCGCAAGAAATGAAGGAAGGTCACAATGAACTTTCTTCTCTTGCACACCTATTAGAAGCCGTATCTCATCTCCATGCTTGGTATGAAGGTGAAGAAGCAGAGGGAGAAGTAATGGAAGAAGTAGAGTTAGAAATGTCTAGCAAGGCAGATGATGAAAAAGAAATGATGCCTGCTAAGGGTGAGACTAAAGACGCGTTTATGAAGCGTTGTAAAGAAGCAGGAAAATCTGATGACTATGGAATGAAGTGTTGGAATAAGTACATGGAGAAATCAAACGCGGCTACTGACATGACACCAACAGCGGAAACAGGTGCAAACCTAGACACCGCAACAATTGTTCCTCCTGCGGACACACCTAAATCTGCGGAAGCAGAAGAAGCACCAGTTGCAGAAGAAGTAGTTGCTGAAGAAGCACCTACGGCGGAAGAAGTTACAGAAGAAGTTTCTGTTGATGAAAACTCAACAGAGAAGTTAGAAGCCATAGTAGAAGAAGTGGTGGAGAAAGCAACAAAGGCTCTCAAATCAGAGATTGCCAACCTTGTGTCTGCAAAAGAGGCGGCTGAGGTGCGCGCAATGAGTTTGGAAACTGAGTTAGCAACCGCTAAATCTTTGGCTCTAGGTGGTGGCCCAAAGCGAACAGTAAGCCCAATAGATGTGAAAACAACTAATGACTTGCTAACTAAGGCCGCTGTTTACAAAGAAAAAGCAAAAGCAACAACAGACATAACACTTGCTAAGGGTTACAAAATACTTGCAGATGAATACATTGCAGAGTATGAAAAAACCCTTGATAAGTAACCCAACCTAATCTCTGAAAGGAAACACAAATGGCACTTACACCTCCAAAGGTGGCCGATCTATTCAGTGATGCAACTCCTAAAGAAGCCGCAGAACGCTTTGAGGAATACTCAGGCGAACTCTCAAAGAGTCTTTCACGCGCTTCACATGTTCCAGGACAAGCACCACAGGCAGATCCAATCTCAACACTTGAAGCACTAGCGGCTAACAAGTCACTTACAGGTGACGCTATGAACGGTTTGAATACTGCTCTAGCGGCTCAGCGCATGGCAATGCAGGACATTCAGAAGGAAATCACACTTACTTCTCCTTTGTCATCTTCATTTGCGGCGTTTGACCTTGAAGCACCTGCAAAGTTGCTCACACCACGCCCAACTCCACTCCGCAACCGTATTCCCCGTAAAAAGGGTGTTGGTACTTCTCACCGTGTAAAGCGTATTCTTGGTTACACAGGTACAGGTACAGGCGGACAAGGACAGATTTGGCCTGGTATTTCAGAAAACACACAGAATAACTTTGCTGGTGGCGGTTCTACTCCACTTGAGTTAATCCGTGGCCCACAGATCTCTTACACAGCAGATGATCTAATCTTGCCTTACAACTCATACTCACTATCTGATCAGGTTTCATTTGATGCAAACTTCTCAGGTATGGGCTATGAGGATCTACGCCAGTTATCATCAACTTCTACTCTATACGCAACAATGCTTATGGAAGAACGCATGATGCTAATGGCTCGCGGAACTGCATCAGGTTACTCAGGAGCGATTGCCGCTCCAACAGCACTTGTTGCATCATCTCCTGCGGCAACAGGTTCACAGACTGCACTAGCGGCGGCTACTTACTACATCTACATCACCGCAGACGCAGGTATTTCTGCCAACGGTTTTGGTGAGTCAATCGTTTCAGCCGTTGCATCAGAAACAGTTGCATCAGGTGATGTTCTTTCTGTTTCCTTCACAGGATCAGTTGGCGCACTTGGTTACAATGTTTATGTTGGAACTGCAACAGGAACAGCAAACTGCAAGTTGGTTGGAACAGTAAAGGGCGGAACAACAGTTATTGTTCAGGGCGCTTCTGCAACAAACCTTCCTGCAAATAACTTTGCGTTTAGCACAAGTGGCCCTGCCGCATCACGCGCTAACGCTGATACATCTGCTTACGCAACTGGTTATGACGGAATTCTTCCAACAGTTCTAGGCCCTAACACTGGCTTCAACAACGCAATCAACGCGGCGTTCTCAACATCTAACCCAGGTGTGGAATTCCAAGATGTTTTTGCTGAGTTGTACCAGAATGTAAAGGCTGATCCTGACATGGTTCTCATGAACGGAAATGACCGTAAGCAACTATCTGATGCAATCAAGGGTGGATCAACTGCTAACTATCGTCTAGTTATCAACAACCCAGGCGCAGATGGAACTACATACGGTTCTATTGTTACAGGACTTCAGAATGAAGTAACAGGCAAGGCAGTGGACATCATGGTTCACCCGTGGCTGAACTCAGGTGTTGCACCTGTTCTTTCATTCACATTGCCAATTCCTGATACACAGGTATCTGATGTATGGGCGAACTTCTTGGTACAGGACTACATGGGTATCCAGTGGCCAGTAACTCAGTTCACTTATGACTTCTCAACATACTTCCGCGGAACTTTCTTCTGCACCGCTCCTGCATGGAACGGCGCAGTTTCAGGAATTCAAACAGCGTAAGTTACAACTTAATAAGAAGGGAGGGGTGCGGTGTAAAAGCCGCACCCTTTCCCAATTAACTAGGAGGCAAAAATGGCAAGATGGGTAGCACCTGACAGGGGTGTAAAAGAAACTGTTATTGGCGGACAAAGTTATTTTACAGACCGTCAAGGTATTTACAATGTAGAAAACAAGGCACATCAGAAGGCAATGAAGGCTGAAGGATTTTTTGAAGCATCACTTAATCCAATTTCTAGTGATGACCGCAAGCGCGGATTTAGTTGCGTAGAATGTGGCTTTGAGGGCTGGTTTCGCAAATGTGGGCGTTGCGGATACGAGTCACAAGAAACACCGCGAGATGGAGAATAGATCATGGCCGTAGGTATCACGCCCGACATTAGTAATGAGAACCCATACATCAGTGTGGCGGAATACAAGAACGCACCAACGGCAATCAACTATGACATGTTAGTTGTGGGCGGTAATGCCGCGGCTCAAGATGCAGAACTTGCAGAAGTTATTTTGCGCGCTTCTTCATACATGAATGAGTACCTCAACCAAAACCTTGTGGCTAGTCAGTACACAGAAACACAACGCATACGCTATTCAGCATCAGGTGGGTACTACGCGCTACACCCATACAATGCGCCTATTGTTTCTCTTTCAGCATTTTATTATGGGGCAAACCCAAATCAACTAAATGAATTACAGGACTGCTCAATTGCATGGTTTGAAGGCCAACAAATTATTATCCCTGGCAATTACATTGGGTGGAACTACACATCTCAAGGCCCGCTTCAGTTTGGCGGATCTATCGGACAAAGCAATTACACATTTACTAAGTACACATACATTGCGGGATACGCCAACACAGAATTAGCGGTGGCTACCCTTGCGGGCGATAGCACCCTAACCGTAGCCAGTGGTACAGGTATTTTGGCAGGCGAGCAGTACCGCATTTTTGATGGTCAGAGAACTGAGCGCGTAACGGTTGCAAGCAACTATGTTTATGGATCAACAACAGTTCCTTTGGCTTCTCCTATGCTCTTTGCTCATGGCGTTGGGGCAACATTTAGCAACCTGCCAACTGTTCTCAAGCAAGCCTGTATTTTAATTACAACGGCATTTATTAAAATGCGTGGTGATGCTTCTACAACTATGGCTTACACAACCTCACCTTCAGGCAACATTCCTGGTTCAGTGCGCTACGGCAATGACCTGGCCGTTGCGCTAGACATGGTGAACAAGTACCGCAGGATCAGATAATGCCTGCCGTACCTACTCTTACAGGCCGCAACGCGGTACGCCAAACGCTATCTTTATTTTTAGCCAATCCGCGCATCACAAATGTCAATCAGGTTTTTACATCTTTTCCAAAGATCATCAATTACCAGGTAAACGCTGAACCAGGACAGGCCACAAGAGCGGCAATTGTTGTTTACATTGCTGATGAGTATGAAACACGCCTAGCAATTGGCGGAGCAACTAATGGTTGGAAGCGTGTGGATTACACCGTAATTGTTCAGATTTTCTGCATTTCTTTTCATAGAGAGGCAGAAGATGTTATGACTGACTTTGACACAATCGTTGATAACATCAAAGATCGCTTGAGATCAGATCATAACTTTGGCGATCCAACAGGTAATTTAGTTTGGCAAGGTGCAGAGCCAGTTATTCAGGCCCGTTACGGAGAACCTTCTACTGAAAAAGAAGGCGTTACAGAAATCTTTGCTGAGATACAATTTCCAGTAACACAGATGATCCAGGCATAAGGAGCATGATGAAATACAAATACAATGGAACTGATGAACGCGTGTTCCCTAGTGTTGGGGTGACTGTAAAACCTGGTGATGAGTTTGACGCACCTGAAGGATTTGTTGCCGCAAATGTAACACTTGCAGGCGCAAAGCCATCAGTCACAGAACCAACAGAACCAAAAGAAACAACAACAACTATGTCTGCCGCGTCAGACAAGAAACTAGGAGCGTGAAATAATGTCTGTTCAACAGTCCGTACGCTCGTACTTAGGTATTGCTAAAGAAGCAACCCGCGGTACGGCAGTAGCACCAACCGACTTCATTCCAGTAATGAAGGACGCATTAAAGCCAGTGGACATTGTTGATCCACTTTATGACACAGGCTTGCGTGGATCAAATGCCTTGAATTACAACTACATTCCAGGCCGTACACGCTCAACCGTAGATTTTGGTGGCGCAGTATTTGCAGACACCGTAGGTTATGGAATTGCAGGCCTTCTTGGTTCAGTAGCAACTACTGGCGCATCTGCACCATACACTCACACAATCTCATTATTTAACAGCCTTGCATCAGGCGGAGATGTTCAGCCAATTTCTTACACATTGACTGACTTCTATGCCGTAGATGTTCGCTCATACCCTGGTTGCCAGTTCTCTGACTTCTCATTGAAGTTCAACGCAGACGGCATGCTTGAGTATGATGCAAAAAGCACTGGTTGGGCATCTGAAGTTGTTTCAGATCCAACACCTACATTCTCAACAGTTCTTCCTACACCAGTATGGCGCGGTACTGTTTCTGTTGGTGGATCTACCGTAGCAACCGCTATGACTGGCAACATTGACATGAAACGCCCTGCAACACCTATCTATGGCATCTCAGCAACACAAGATCCATACCAGGTTTTCTTAGGCCCACTAGAAGTTACAGGCAAGATTACATTTGTCATGGAAGATGACTCTGAATTGCTTAACTTCCTTAACAACACACAGCCTGCGCTTGTGTTTAACTGGGCTTATGGTTCAGGTGCATCTGAAGTTCAGATCCAGGCAACTCTTACTAAGGGCGCTTACACCACTGGTGTGATTGAACGCGGTGAAGATTTTGTTCAGGTATCTGTTGATTTCAATGCGCAAGCAAACACAACTGATGATGGTGCTTCAGGAGGTTTCTCACCTATTAAGTGGGTACTCAAGAACGCTAAGCCATCAGGCACATACGCATAACTAGATCAGGGCGGCGGTGTGGTTGAGGGCGATTGCCTTCCCGCTCTCCCACACCGCTTGCTCTCCTTTTTAGTATGATTTAGGAAGGCAAACCCAACACAGGAGGCAACATGTCTAAAGAAGTAACACTGCCATCAGGCGCAAAAGTAACACTTAAAGATCCATCAACTTTGCGTGTAAAAGATCGCAAAAATGTAATGCGTAGCGCAGACAATGCGGTAGGCGGAGATCTTACAAAGGCACTTGCATTAGGTGATGCACTTATTGCAATGCTTGTTGAGTCATGGACATTTGATTTAATTCCGCCATCAATCAAACTTGAGTCATTAGATGAACTTACAATGGTTGATTATGATGCTTTGGTAGAACATACAAAGGACGCTCAAAAGTATCTGTTCCCTAATTTGGCTGAAACGCCACAGACAGAGGCAGACCCAAAAGCAATTGGCGAGAACTCCAACGCCTAAAATGGTTACTCAAGGGTGGGGAAAGGCATGAAGCCTTTTCCTATCCTGATGAGCAATGGTATTACTACCAAATGGCGGATCGGTTTGGTTGGACACCTGAACAGGTAGATAACTTGCCCGCTAATACGGCAGATTGGTTGTTAGCAATTGCTAGAACCGTTGATGAAGTGAAAACAGAAAGGTTGGATAATGGCTGAAATTGTCATTAAGAACCTTAAAGATGTTCTTGCCGCAATTGATGGAGCGGCTGAAAAGATTGAACAAGGCGCGCAATTAGGAATTATGCGTGTTGGTTTGGCTGTTGAACGACAAGCAAAATTAAACTTTCAAGGTACGCGTAGTTATGAAAAGCGTGTAAGTAAAAACGGCAATCCGTATTTAAAAATTACTCCGCCAAAACATGTTGGTGGATCAGGCCCTAACACGGTTACAGGTAATCTTAAAAGATCTATTAAAACTACATACCGTGTTGGCTTAGGTGTTTACACCGCTGAAGTTGGCCCAACAATGATCTACGCCCGTCAGGTAGAAAAGGGCGGTGGAAAATGGCCGCCAGGGGTAAAATACCCTTACTTAGAACCTGCGGCATTGATGCTATTGCGAAGTGGCAAAATCAACAGGATCTTTACAACCGCTGTTAAAGAGAAATTGGGGAGTTAATCATGGCTGATCTAATTCCACCAATGCTCATTAAATTACAAGCAGATGTAGAAGGATTAAAGACAGGCTTAGCCCAGGCGGAAAATGCTATTAAGGGTGTAGATAAATCTGTACAAACAGCATCTACTGGCATGACAAATTTCATGGGCAAAATTAAACAAATTGGTGCATCTCTTGGTATTGCTTTTGCAGGTACACAAGTTTTGCAATTTGGTAGAGATGTAATACAGCAAGCGCAAGAAGCAGAAGCGCAACAGCAACGCTTGTATCAATTGATGAAGGTTGGTACTGGCGCAACTGATGAACAGATTGCCGCACTCAATGCGCAAGCAGACGCGCTACAAAAAGTAGGCGTTGTTACCGCTGGCAACATTACGCAGACACAATCACAGTTGGCAACATTTAATTTGCAGGCTGACACTATTGAAAGATTGACACCTGCCATTCTTGATTATGTCACCGCTGAAAAGGGCGCTAACGCAAGCGCTGATGAATTTAAACAAATGACAAACGGATTGGCACAAGCGCTTAACGGCAACTTTGGATCTCTCACAAGAGTTGGCTTTGTGCTTGATGATCACACCAAAAAACTTATTTCATCAGGAACAGAAGCAGAAAAATCTGCGGCAATTGTTGATGTACTTAACTCAACTTACAAAGACTTTAACAAAGAATTACGCAATACACCTGAAGGCCGCATGCAAGTTCTCAGAAATGACTTTGATCAATTAAAAGAAGATTTAGGTAAAAAATTATTACCTGCTCTTAAAATAGTTACAGACTTTTTAACTGATCAACTTATTCCTGCGTTGCGTTCATTAGGCACATTTGTTAAAAATAACTCAACAGTTATTCTTGTATTGGCTGGTTCAGTTACCGCAGGAGTTGTAGCATGGAAAGCCTATTTAGCAATTCAAAAATTAGTTGCAATTTCTACTACTGTTTTAAAAGTTGCGCAAGTTCTTCTTACTGGTGGGCAATTAGCATCTATTGCGGCTACTAATGGGCTTGCCGCTTCTATGCTGAGACTTAATGCAATTATGTACGCAAACCCTATTGGTTTAGTTGTAGCCGCGGTTGCATTGCTTGTTACAGGATTTGTAATTGCATACAAAAAAAGCGAAACATTTAGAAATGTTGTTGGAGAAGTAGCAAAAGCAGTTCTTACTTATGTAGGTTTTATGATTAAAGTATGGGGTGCAATGATCACTACCATTATGAAGGTGGTAACTGGGCCTCTCAGATTGTTCTTAACTGTTATGTCTAAATTGCCTGGCGTTGGCAGTACAGCCAAAAGCGCTTTAGGATTGATTGATGGCGCTATTGAGGGCGTTGGTGATTTTGCCGCAAAAACCGCAGAAAAAATTGAAGGAATGAAAGGCGCTGTAGATAAATTTACTAAATCTGCAAATGATGCCGCTAAAGCAGGTAAAAATGCTAAAGATAAAGGTGGTACAGGCGGTGGCGGTGGCGGCGGTGGCGGCGGCGCTGGCGGCGGCCTTGATGATAAAGCAAAAAAGAAACTTGAAGCCTACAAAAAAGATGTAGAAAAAATTTACAAAGACATGAATGAAGTCATTGCTGAGTCTCAAGAAAAGGCTCAAGAGGCTCTTGAAAACCGCAATGAAAAAATGTTTAAAGCGCATAAAGAGTATGATGAACGCGTTGCTGAACTTAACAAGCGAAACAAAGAAGTTCTTGCTGAAGCCCAAAAGCGTTTTGATGAAGCAACGGCTGATGCACAAAAGCGCAGAGATAAGGCTGAAACAGAAGCATACAAGCGCAACAAAGAAACGCTTGAAAACATTGAGAAAGATTACGCTAATAAAAAGGCAGATCTTCTTAAAGCCAACAATGACAAACTTGATGACATACGCAAAAGCGCGGCTGAAAAAACTGCTAATTTAACTAAAGCCGCGGCTGAAAAACAAGCAAACATTATTCAACAGGGCGTAGATCGGTTGCGCAATGCTTTTGCTTCTAAAACTGGTTTTGATGTAGGTGAAGCATTTAAGGGTGGCGCAGATAGCGCAGAGAAACTTCTTGCTGATCTAAAGGCTAAATTAGCCGCGGCTAAAGAACTTCAGGCTAACGCCGCGGCTCTTGCTGGCATGGGTTACAGCCAGGTGTTTATTGAGCAGGTTGTTAAAAATGGCCCTGAAGCGGGTAACAAGATTGCTGAAGCGCTTAAAGCGGCATCTCCTGAAGCAACTACTGAATTACAAGAACTTTACTATGGACTAGAAGATGTTTCTGAAAACGGATTAAATGCTCTTGCTAAGCAAATGAATACATCTACCAGTTTTGCAACTGAAGAAATGATGAACGCTTACAATCAAGTTGCTATTGATCTCAAAGAGTCTTTGGCTGAAGTCAATACCCAAATGACAGAAGCGTTGGCGGAGTCTAATAAGGCTTATGAAGAAGCAATGGCGCAAGCCCAAAAAGACCGTAATGAAAAAATTGTTGATGCTAATAAGGCTTTAACAGAGGCTTTGGCTGATGCTAAAACTGCTTATGATGAAGCCATAGCAGACGCTACAAAGGCTCTTACAGAGGCTAGGGCAGAGGCTCAAAAGAACCTTGATGAAGGACTTGCAGAAGCCACTAAAACCCTTCAAGAAGCGCTTGCAGAGGCTCAGAAAGATTATGAAAAGGCTATTGATGAAATCAATAAGTCCACAATGAAAAAACTTGCAGATCTTCAAGATAAATTAAAAGAAGTTGCCGCGGCTATGGCGGCAATTAGTAAGGCTTCTGCGGCTAGTGCTTTAGCAAATGCTCCTACCCTTGCCAAAAAGGGTGACATTATTCCAAGTGTGGGTTATGACCCTGCGCGGCAAGGAATGACCGCTGGCGGCTCGCGTTTATCTTCAGTAACAGTTACTAATAACATTACTGCAACATCAGTTGATCCTAACGCTGTTAGTTCAGCGGTTGTTAGCGCTGTTAAATACGGTAACGCTGTAATGCTTGGTAATAGAGACGCGGTAGCAATAGCATGACAACTTTAACGCAGGTTTATTCATTTGCTTTTAACAATCAAGTATTTGGTGGCGCTGGTTCTCCTTATCAAATACTGAGTGTTGATGGCTTAGAGTCTTTGCCTGGTATCCGTAATCAAGATGATAACCGTGGATACCATGATGGCATGTTTACAGGCCGTGACTTTTTAAGCGGCAGAACAATCTCAATTATTTTCAATACTTTTGGCGATAGCAACGGATCTGCTCAAACAAATTACAACACAATTCAAAGCGTTCTTTTGCCTCAAACATCAGGCACAACACCTCTTTATTTTAAATTTCCAAACATTCCAACCAGTGAACAATTTGTTGATGCTCGCGTACGCGCTTTGCGTACAAGCGTAGATCCTAATTACACTTATGGATACATTACATCTCAGGTTGATTTCTTTTGCCCTGATCCAAATTATTATGACAGTAATTTGCAAACCGCTAACATGCTTATTAGCGCGGCTCTAGGGCGTACCTATAACAAAACATTTAATTACACATACGGTGGTGGTTCTTCTAGCGTTACAACTACAATCAATAACATTGGTTGGGCTACTACTTACCCAACAATTACTATTCAAGGGCCTATTACAAACCCTGTTATTGGTAACACAACAACTGGAAATACACTTAATTTTACAGGCACATACACTGCTTTAGATACTTTGGAAATTGATCTTTACAATCAATTAATCACACTTAATGGCAACCCTGCGCGTAATCTTTTAATTTCAGGCACATGGTTTGATGCGCCACCAGGCAACTCAAATTTCTTTTTTACTGGCACAAGCACATTAGCGGGAACTACTCAGGCTACCGTTTCTTGGTATTCTGCGTACATCTAAGGGAGAACAAATGACACTACAAACGCCCCCATCATGGCTACAGGCAGGCTCATACCCTGCTCAGTATGACCGTTTAACAGCGCAAGCATTGTGGGCCACTACTGGCACAATTGGTAGTTCTTCATTGGCTGTTAGCCCTAATTCTCCTGTTGGTATGTCAGTACGCGTTGCTTCAGGCTGGGCCGCAATTGTTGGAACAACTACAACAAACATGGGCGTTTACACAATTTTCAATGACGCAACCGATACGCTAACAATTACAACAGCCGATCCAACAAACCCACGCATTGATCTTGTGTGTGCAACAGTGCGTGATGCTTTTTATTCAGGTGCTAACAATGATGTAATTTTTCAAGTAATTGCGGGAACTCCTGCGGGATCTCCTGTTGCTCCCGCACTTCCTGCTAATTCAATTTCACTTGCAACCGTTGCAGTAGGTGCGGCTGTAACTCAAATTAACTCAGGTGACATTACAGACACACGCGTTGCTGTTACTACAAACATTCCTGAAACTGGTGACATTTCTAGCGTTACAGCGGGAGCGGGATTAACAGGAGGCGGATCAAGCGGGGCTGTAACTTTAGCCGCAAGCGTTGCAACAAATACACAAACAGGAACAACTTACACTTTGGCTTTAGCAGACAACGGCAAACTTGTCACACTTGCAAACGGTTCTTCTATTGCAGTAACAATTCCTCTTAACAGTTCTGTTGCATTGCCTGTTGGTGCTGTTATTATTATGGCGGCTTATGGAGCAGGCGCAGTAACAATTTCAGGAGCAGGAGGCGTAACTGTGGTTTCAAATGGAGCAACAGCCGCAACGCCTGTAATCCGCACAACTTATTCTTCTGTTGCCGCTATTCAAACTTCTGCAAACAATTGGTTAGTGGTAGGAGATCTTATCTAATGTCACTTCTTAGTGTAATTTCAGGATCAGATAGAAGCGTACCTAGCGCTCCTACAATTGGAACTGCAACAGATGTTGGTACTGCTCGCGCCTATAACAATGGTGCGGCATCAGTAACATTTACTGCGCCAACTTATACAGGGCGTTTACCAATTACCTCTTACACAGTTACATCTAGCCCAGGCGGGTTTACCGCTTCAGGTGCATCATCTCCTTTAACTGTTACAGGTTTGCAATCATCTACTTCATACACTTTTACTGTTACTGCCACAAATTCTTTAGGTACAAGCGCGGCTTCATCTGCATCAAATAGCATTACTGCAACAACAGTTCCACAAGCACCTACTATTGGAACAGCAACAGGAGGCAATGCTTCTGCAACCGTTACCTATACAGCAAATGCAACGGGCGGAAAGGCTGTATCTGCTTACACAGCAACTTCATCTCCTGGATCATTAACAGGAACAGGCGCAAGTCCTATTACAGTTTCAGGATTAACTAACGGAACTGCTTACACATTTACAGTTACAGCAACTAACGCTAATGGAACATCAACCGCTTCAGCGGCTTCTAACTCAGTAACTCCTGTTGCTCCACTTCCTGCTCCAACGAGTGTTGATTATCTTGTTGTTGCTGGCGGTGGTGGAGGTAATCAATCTGGTGCTGGAGCGGGTGGTTTTAGAACTGGAAGTTTAGCGGTTTCAACTTCATTCACCGTCACAGTAGGCGCTGGTGGCGCTGGTGGACCAACATCACTTTATCAACCTGCAGTAAACGGAAGCAACTCTGTATTTAGCAGTATTACATCAGCAGGTGGTGGTGGTGGTGCTACAGGTAATCCTGGCAGTAGTGCTAATGGTGTAGCAGGAGGTTCAGGTTCAGGTGCTTGGGGTTCGTCAGGAACGGTTGGCGCGGGTAACACTCCTTCAACATCTCCGTCACAAGGTAATAATGGTGGAGCAGGTGCAACTCCTGGTGCATACGGCGGTGGTGGTGGAGCGAGCGCGGCTGGTACTAGTGGTGTTGCTATTGGACCTCCAGGTTTTGAGACTTATGGTGGCAACGGTGGAGCAGGTTCAAGTTCATCAATTACTGGAACATCAACTGCATACGCTGGAGGAGGCGCGGCGTCAAGTGGTAATGTTACAGCGATACAGCCTGGAGGAGTAGGTGGAGGCGGTAATGGCGGTAATGGTAGCGCTGCCGCAACCGCTGGAGGAACTAATTTAGGTGGCGGATCAGGTGGAGGATCTGTTGGTGGATACAAAGCAGGTGGTTCAGGTGTAGTTATTATTGCCTACCCCAATACTTCAGCGGCATTGACTTCTATTCCTGGGACATTAACTTATGACCAACCAACACGAAGTGGTTATAGAGTTTATCGTTTTACTGCTGGAACAGGAACGGTGACGGTCTAATGGCACATTACGCATTTCTTGATGAAAACAACATTGTTACTGAAGTAATTGTTGGGCGCAATGAAGATGAAATTGTAGATGGTATTTCTAATTGGGAAATCGCTTACGCAGAAGTACGCGGTCAGGTATGTAAAAGAACTTCTTACAACACAAGCGCAGGAGTGCATGCAAAGGGCGGAGTTCCATTCCGTAAAAATTATGCAGGCATTGGCATGATTTTTGATGAAGAAAGAGATGCTTTTTATGCACCTCAACCATTTCCTTCATGGATACTTAATGAAGAAACTTGCATTTGGGAAGCGCCTATTTCCATGCCTGAACATGATCCCGCAATTGAATTTCCTTTATGGAATGAAGCAACTCAATCATGGGAATTATGAGTAAGTTTTTTTAGACCAAATGTTTTTTATGTAATGATTAACAATTGTGCCATTAAAATTTTTATCTTCTAATTTTTGGTATTCCCCATTTTTAAGGTATGAGTATTCTGCTTTCCAATCAGAACGCTTAAATGGAACAACCTGAACCATAGGTGTGCCTTTTTCTAGTATGCCTTCAAAATCATTTGTAAACCAAACAGGAGGCAGTATTTCAAGATTGCTTCTATCGGTATCAATAACGGCTGGTATTGCTTGAACACCAGTTTGACGATAACCAAAAGGTTGTGTAATTAAACATGAATAACCTTTAGGTGTAATTATTCTCCATTTATTAAGAAACTTAAATACTTGTGAATTAAAACCAATAGGTGTTTCTACTTCTGCTCTTGCTTGCATACCATGTTCTTGAAACACTGCTTCTGTTGTTCGCCAGGTAATAATTTTGTTTTCACCTTCATTTTTTATTTGAACATCTGACCACAATGGAATGATGTAACCTGTTGTAAGAGCGTCCAACATAGGAACACATTTTTTAGGGCCTGCATTTGACACGCGCTCTCTAACAATCAATTTATTGCCTTTAGGGTTATCTTCACTTTTGGTGTAAGGAGTCATAGCCTTCCACCATTCAGGGATTGCTTGAGTTGCAGGGTATGGGCGTTCTGCTACTTCCCACCCGTATTCATCTCTTGCTTCAAACTTAATTATTTGTTTCATTTTGCCTCCTAATAAATTACACCAAAGAGTAGTACCATTAGCAAATTATGGCAACCACATACCGCTATTTGTTTGTTGATCTACTGAGCAACACGATTATTGGAGAACTTCCTTTAACGGGCGTTGGCTTTACTCAACAACTTAATCAGCCTGGAACTTTTCAAGGCCACCTGCTCCTTTCAGGCGTAAACGCGGATAAGTACAATGTTGAACTTTCAACTATTCCTGCTCACTGCGGTTTGTATGTAGATAGAGACGGTATTTTGGTATGGGGCGGGGTTATTTGGGGGCGTAGTTACAGTAGCGCTTCACAGACTCTTACCTTTAGCGCGCAAGAATGGATCTCTTATTTTGATCATAGGCGCGTTACTCAAGATGTTCAGTTCACAAACATTGATCAATTGGTAATTGCCAAAACCCTCATTGAAGATGCTCAAAACGCAACCTATGGTGACATTGGCGTTGGCTATAACAGCGCAGGCCAAACAACATCAGGCGTGTTGGTAAATCGTACTTATTACAATTATGAATTAAAAAATGTATTTCAGGCGGTGCAGGATCTTAGCCGCCAGGGTGATGGTTTTGATTTTTCTATTGATGTTGAGTATGACGGCATTACAGGTTTGCCTGTTAAAAACTTTAACACTTATTACCCGCGCAGTGGAACGGCTTACACATTTGGTGATCCTGATGTTCCTGTATTTACTTTTCCTGCGGGCAACATGGTTGAGTATGAGTACCCTGAAGATGGTTCAGTTGTAGCCAATACTGTTTATTCATTAGGCGCTGGTTCTAATGAAGGTAAACAAATTGCAGTAGGGCAGGACACTACAAAACTTTTGGCAGGTTGGGCATTGTTAGAAACAACGGCTAATTATTCAGACATTACAGATCAAACAGTTTTGCAAGAATTAGCAAACGCGCAATCTTTGGCTACTTCTTATCCGCCAACGGTTCTCAAAGTAGTTGTACCTGCCTATGTTGATCCTGTATTTGGTACTTACGCGCTAGGTGATGACACCCGCATCATCATTACAGATAGCCGTTTTCCTAATACCTTAGATGAAATTTACCGCATTGTTGGCCTTACAATCCAACCAGGTGAAGATGGCCCTGAGCGCGTAACATTGACTCTTGCACAAGGAGCGGGAGAAGCGTAATGGCATACATCAATCAACCTTTAGATTTACACAGAATGTTTGCGGACATTAATACCCGCTTAAACAAACTTGAAACGGCTACACGCTTTACATTTCCTAATGTAACTGTTGATCCAACTTACCCGCGTATTGGTGATGCCTGGTTAAACATTACAACTAATCAAGCCAAAATAGTTGATAGCGCTGGCACTGTTCGCGTCATTACCTGGACATAACAGTTATACTTTTTCACCATGAACGCATTAGATTGGGCCGCATTAGCCGTTAGTATTACCACTATTTTAGGTGGGTTTGTAGCGGCGGTTAGATGGCTTGTTAAACATTACCTGGCTGAACTTAAACCCAATGGCGGAAGTTCATTGCGTGATGAACAAAATAGGCAGGGTGACACAATCAAGCGTTTGGAAAGCCGCGTTGATGAAATTTATCGTTTGCTTCTTAATCGCTCTTAGCCTTAGCGGGTGCGGGTATCAAGGCTACACACGCTACCCATGCCAGGAATTTGAAAATTGGCAAAAGGCTGAATGTAACCCGCCGCAATGTGAAGCGGTAGGCCAATGTACAAAGGATCTATTACCTGATGTGGAGACTCAAAATGGCTAGACGCAAATTCACACCTGAAGAATTACATGCGCGCTTAATTGTAACCATAGGAATTTTGCTTGCTTTGGTATTTGCAGGTTCAGTATTTGCCATGTTGTATGCGTTGGTTTTTGTCACGCAACCTATGGCTCAAGCCCCTAATGATGCGGCATTTATTGATCTTGTTTCTACCTTGTGCGTATTCCTTACGGGTACGCTATCAGGCATTTTGTCGGCTAATGGACTAAAATCTAAACCAAAGCCACAGGAAGGAAAAGAAGATGAGCCTAAATAAAGTTATAGAACTTTGTGAAGCATCAATTAATTACACAGAAGGCCCAAACAATGACACCACATTTGGTAAATGGTTTGGCCTAAACAATCAACCCTGGTGCGCAATGTCTGCATCAAAGATGTATTTTGATGCTGGAATTATTGCATCAGTAGCCAATACCAAAAAAGGTTTTGCATCATGTGATGCTTGGTTAAAATACCTAACAAAAAACAATCAACTTGTGCCTATAGGTCAAGCCCAACGCGGAGATCTTGTTTTTTTCCAATTTGATGAAGATGCTCAGCCTGATCATGTGGGCATTGTTAAATTTCATCACAAAACACTTAAATACCTACAGGTGTTTGAGGGCAATACATCTTCAGGTAAGGCTGGAAGCCAGTCAAACGGTGATGGTTTTTACCTCAAGAAGCGTGACTACAAAACAATCATGGCGGTAGCCCGCCCAAAGGAGTAACAATGGAACAGAAGCACCTAGACATGTTGAAATCAGCAATCCGCCACTTTGCAGTTACCGCTGTTGCGCTTTATGCCGCAGGAGTAACTGACATTAAGGCGCTTGCATTTGCAACAGCGGCGGCAGTTGTTGGCCCTGCAATCCGCGGCATTGACAAGAAAGACCCTGCATTTGGATTGGTTGCAGATGTAGTAACCGCAGAGATTGACAAGTTGGCAAAGGCAAAAAAGAAGCCCGCGCCTAAAAAAACGAAATAAGTGAACTGCCCCGCTAACGCGGGGCTTTTTACTTTGCGGTACGCTTTGCGCAAGGAGGCAACACACATGGCATTAGAAAATGCGTTTAGTGAAATACTTAGTAAGCGGGCAATAGGCCGTTCTCCTATTGCTGGAGTTTGTTCTTATCAAGCGCTTTACAATACTTTGGCAAAGGAAGATCAAAAAACATTAGATGAAGCATGGGAAAGAAATTACCCTGTTAATTTGATTGTTCAGGCTCTACGGGCAGATGGCCACAAATGCAGTGCAGACACAATCAGAACTCATAGATACGGTACTTGCAGGTGTCCAAAAGAGTAGATGAAGTTCTTGATGACCGCCAACATGAATACGGAAGCGCTCGCAAAAACTTCACAGCCATAGGCCGTATGTGGGGCGCTCTCTTAGACATAGAGGACATTGATCCTGCCATTGTTGCGTTGATGTTTGATGCGGCAAAGTCAGTACGGATCACAGCCAACTTAGAACATGAAGATAGTTGGATAGACAAAGAAGGCTACACACACCACGGCAAGGAGATTGTGTTTACAAATGAGCCTTGAAAAAAGATTACAGGACATGCCTGAAGGCATTGAGTCACAAGATGTGAAAGAACTACGCCAAGTTATTTTGCGATTGCAAAAACAACTCAAGCAATCTAAAGAGCGCAGTGAAGATTTGGTAGAGGCAACTCACCGCGGTGCTTATGATGCAATGATTTCATTGGGTGCAGTGCCACCTGTTTCTGCGCCACAAAAAGACACACGCAAAATAAATGCTGAAGTTGCTTTGATCCACACAACGGATTGGCAAGGCGCAAAAGTTACAACCAGTTACAACACTGAAATTATGCGTGAGCGGGTGATGCAATTTTCTGAAAAAGTTGTACACCTAACTGATTTGCAACGCCATCACCACCCTGTAAAAGAGTGCGTAGTGATGTTTGGTGGTGACATGGTTGAAGGTTTGTTTAATTATCCTGCGCAGTTATGGCAGATAGACGCTTCATTGTTTGGGCAATTTACAAATGTTTCACGGCTTTGCGTGGATTTTGTGCGCACAATGTTGGCCAACTTTGAAAAAGTCACGGTGATTGCTGAATGGGGAAATCATGGGCGCATTGGCGGCAAGCGGGCAGAAGTGCCTAAGTCTGACAATGTGGATCGCATGGTGTACGAGATGAGCCGCCAAATCCTTGCAGGAGAAAAGCGTTTAACCTGGGAAGATTGTCCAGAGGACATTCAAGAAGTTGAGATTGGCAATTACCGCGCTCTGCTTATGCATGGTGATGAGTTAGGCCGTTCAGGATTTGCAAGCCCTGCGGCATGGATTGCAGGTGCTAACCGTTGGAAAGCGGGCGCACATGATTACGATTTTCACGACATTTTTTTAGGTCACTATCACCGACATGCACAAGAGCCTATTCAAAAGCACTACAACATTTATTGGACGGGTTCAACAGAGTCAGATAATCGTTATGCCCGTGACTCAATGGCCGCTAGTGGCAGACCGTCACAGCGTTTGCACTTTGTAGATCCAATTAAAGGCAGAACAACAGCGCAGTATCAAGTTTGGTTGGATTGATGGCGCTTGAGCCAATTAGAGAAGTAATAAGCGACAATGCAAAAGAGCGCGCAATGGCGGCGTTTTTACAAGAGGCTATGAGATGGGAACTTTTCCCAACGCCTAAATTTTATTTTACTGATTTTCACATTTTGCAACTGTACGACAATGGGCGCAAGAATTACATTGGTGATCTTGAAATTAAATGGCTAAACATACCTAGCAATGTTCCCGCAATTTTTCCGTTCAATAAATTACAACAGATGATGATTGCCCCACCATACACAGATAGCCCAAACTCATTTCATAGGATCTGTTTTAGATTTACTGATGGTGTTTTGATGTTGCCCGTTAAGGAATTGGCTCGCCTGCACCCTGAGATACACACGCGGCGCGATACTAATGAAACGGATTTAGTTATCAAAGTTTCTGTTGCCGATTACACAAAATACTTTAGACCGATAATAATTCAAGAACCTTGATTTTGGCTGTCAAATCGTAAGTGGCATTTCCGTTTTTGTGGCGTGTTGCAATTTTTTTACGCGTGACTTGCCAAATAAATTACAAGAAATCAAAAAGTGAAAAACCTCAAAAAGTATAATTATCCTGCAACCTCAAATTAAGGAACAGAAAGGTAATTCAATGAGCAAGTGTTGTGAGATCGTGTATTTCAAACATGACATGGGTTGGGATTGTTATGAGAAATCAGAGTGCCACAAATTTCAAGGCACATGGCTTCCTAGATGGTTCAACAATCCCATTGTGGAAGATGCGCCCACCAAAAAAGATGCCACGCAACAGATCAAAGACATGCACATTTTAGGATTGTGCTTAGTCAAACCTTAATCATCATCATCATCTGAATACTCAGATGTGATCAGGCGCATGTCAGAAACATCAACGCCATGCTCTGTTGCCTTGTCCATTGCGTCTTTAAAGGTTGTTAAGCAACGGTTGGTTAAATCGCTAACCATGTCGGGGTATTGGGCTTCAGTTCCCAACTCCACGATAAGACCGCCTAAACGGATTGAGATTTGTGAGTAAGCCATGATTTCCCCCTGACCCCTAAGTATGCCACCACCGACACGCTAGGCACATAAATTACGGGGTTCTTGTATTTGTCGGTGGCATGGTGTTCAATCCTCCCTACACGGGCTGGTTAGCCCCTAACAGGAAGGTTTCACATGGCAAGTTACAAAGGCCCATTAGATTACATTGATGTGGCAACACGCATTATTGAGTTCCGCGAGAAGTATCCAACAGGTTCATTACAGTCATGGAAAGATCCGTATGTAATTGAAGTAAAAATGCCTGACGGAAGTATTAAAAGTTACATGGTGTACAGCGCCGCGGCATACCGCTCACCTGATGATCAATTGCCTGGCGTTGGTTGGGCATACGAGCCAATCCCAGGGCCAACCAACTTTACCCGTGACTCTGAGTTACAAAACGCTGAAACAGCCGCGTGGGGGCGCGCAATGGTTGCCGCTCTTGCAGTGGATACAAAAAAAGGCATTGCATCATCTGAAGAAGTACGCAACCGCCAAACAAAAACAACTGAAGCACCACAAGCCAAAGCACCTGCGGCAAAGCGTGAGTACACAGAAGAAGAAAAAGCAAGCGCATTTGCAGTTTTCAGTTTGATTGAAACTAAAACAACAGAGGAAGAACTCAGAAGCGCATGGCAATTAAATCTTGATCTGCTTGATGTTGTAATTGAAGGCGCAACTTTGCGTGATCACCTTTTGACACGCAGGGCGGCTCTCAATGGATAACAAAGTCATCATTGCTCATAATGCACAACCCACATCAGTAGCCGCGGCTATGAAAGCGTTGCCTAGAACTGGATCATTGCGCCGCAAGGTGTATGAATACATTTTGAAGCAGGGCTTGCGTGGCGCTACGGATCAAGAAATAGAAAAAGCATTAGGCATTGAAGGCAACACAGTACGCCCAACCAGGATTAGCCTGATTAAAGATGGTTACATCATTTGGGCAGGCACATTTAGAAAAAACCACCACAACAATGACTGCCTGGTTTACCGCGCAGTAGAGGAAGGAATGATGCTATGAGTAACAAAGAAAATAAATTTGAACCGTCAAACGGATTAAAGGTTGCAGTTCATTTCAACATTATTGCAATCCGCGCAGTAGCGCAGGAGTTGGACATTTTTCCTGAAGTGTTGGCTGAAAAATTAGACAGAGCGGGATTTATGCTTACCCCTGATCCGTTTAACATGTCATCAGATGCGGGCAAAGTAATTGTTTTGCAAAACAAGCGTGAAAATGCAAACCTAAGTGTTGTTAAAGAGGCGGAAGAAAATGAATGAACAAGAAAAAGCCTTTTGGGTTTGGTGGCAAACGGTTGAGCAAAACATAGATGCAACAACATTGCGCATGGCTTTTGATGCTGGTTACGAAAAAGCAAAAAAGGAAGTGAATAATGTCTGAAATTATTACTCCTGCAATGGTGGAGCAAAAATTACGGGGGCTTTCAAAAGAAGTAGATGTAGCCCACAAAGATCTTGTAGAAGTTGAAACGATTTATCACAGCATCAAAGCAGATTATGAAATTGCTATGGCTAAATCTCGTATGACTTTTGCAACTCAATCATCACCTACTGGCAAAAATTACACAGTAGGTGAGCGTGAGGACATGGCGCTTATTCAGAATGAAGAACTGCATAAGGATCTTGCCATTGTGCAAGCCAAAGTTTTGGCTACGCGCGCTAACACCAACCGCTTAAAAATGCAGGTGGACATTGCCCGCTCAGTAGGTACATCAGTGCGCACCAGTATGGATCTCACATGATTACATTTATTGTCTTTTTAATTGGTTTATTTTGCGGCTATTGGCTGTATTTATTAAACATGACATGGAAGTTGTACAAGATCCAAAAGAAACTGGTTGCACTAGAACTAGAACACATGAAAGTTATGGAAGATTTACGCGGCCCACAATGGAATGAGGATAATTTGTGATTAATTTACAAGAGATGGTTACTAAAACTTTAGTAGCCAATGACAATGCCAGGGCTAGATCACAGCAAACAGCCATTGGGCCATCTGCAATTGGTGGGTGTCAGCGCAGGCTTTGGCATGACATTGCACAAACAGAACCAACAAATGTTGGCGATAAATTGGGCGCAATTTTGGGAACTTACATTCACACAGGCATTGAAGAAGCGATACGCCGTGAAGATCCATTTGGCGTTCAGTATGAATTAGAAATTGCTGTTGAAGCCAATGGTGTTCCTGGGCATGTTGATTGCTATGACAAAATTAGCCACACCGTAATTGATTGGAAAACAATCAAAAAAGGGAGTGGCCGTTATTTTGGCGGCAACAACAGGCAACAAGTTTGGCAAGTACATCTTTACGGCTATTTGCTCAAGCAAAATGGTTACATTGTTGAAGATGTAGCCCTGGTAGGTATTCCGCGTGATGGAAAAATGTCAGACATTTTGGTGTACAACCAACCTTATGATGAAGCGATTGCACTAGAAGCGTTGGATCATTTAGAAAAAACGCGTGACATGGTGGCACAACAGTTAAAACCTAAACCTGAAAAGCCGTTAGCGTTTTGCGCAGATTTCTGCCCCTACTATGATCCGACAGGAGAAGAAGGTTGCCCAAGTACACAGAAGTAAATTGGGAAGAAGCAGAATGTAAGCGTCAAGAAATTTACACTGATCTTTTTTATGACATAGAAGAACAAAGATCTGTTGATGCTTATGACCACATTAATTCAGTGCGGGCTGTTTGCGTTTCTTGTCCTATTTGGAAAGATTGTTTAACCTACGCGTTTCAAAATGAAAATTACGGAATGTGGGGAGCAATGACTAGCCAGGAGCGGGCAAGCATTGATGAACCGCTCAAGTATCCAAATCAGCGCATCAGAGGACTTAGATCATTACAACAAATGGGAATTTCACTAGACATGATTAAAGAATGTAAGGGAGGCGCAAAATGACATGGATCAAATTAGATGACACATTGCCAAACAATCCTAAAATTTTACCGCTCAGTGATAAGGCTTTCAGGCTTTACATTGAAGGGCTTTGTTATGCCAACCAATACTTGACTGATGGATTTTTAGCGCAAGCCGTAATCAATCGCCTAGACAATGGCAACGCGTTAGAAGAACTTATTGTGGCTACATTGTGGCTACAAACTGAGGGCGGAATTCAGATCCACGATTATTGCGAGCATCAAACAAGCCGCAAGGTAGTAGAGGAAAAGCGTGAGGCGGTGCGCAATCGTGTAACGCGTTACAGGGAAAAAAGTAACGCTGTTGTAACGACACCAGAAACAGAAACAGAAACAGAAACAGAAACAGATAAAAGATTATTGTTTGATGAATTTTGGAAAATTTATCCTTTGAAGATTGGAAAGGGTAAAGCCCAAACTGCATTTATGAAAGCGATCCGTACAACTGATGCAGACATAATCATTAAAGGCGCTCAGAGGTACAAATCAGACCCTAACAGAACTAAAACCTATACAGCCCACCCTACGACCTGGTTAAACGCTCACAGATGGCTTGATGAGCCTTTACCGCCTAAAGCATTTTCTGTTGATGAGAAAAAAGAAAAAGAATTACAGGAAGCGCGCATTAAATCAGAGCGAGAGAAGGAAGAAGCCGCACAATGGTTCAGGGAACAAGAAGAACAAAGATTACGCGCAGTTCCGCCACCCGCAGAACTCAGAGAGTTATTGAGAAAGAGTTTTACAAAATAACTCAAACATTAACTGTAACTGTTACACTTGATGTAACCATTACAGGAGGAACTATGACTAAGCAATTAGTTGATCCCGCAGTTGTGCAACCAGGAGATCATGTATTAGTTAATAATCATGATTTGATGGTGAAATACATTCAAGGCCCTGATCATGTTGGCGTTTATGATTTTCATGGCGTTAATGAAACTGGTGCAGATCAAATTGCAACAGCGCAGGATCTCATTACACTTCTTAGGTGATTACTTTTCAGGTAGATGGCCAACCAGTTCCGCAAGGATCTATGAAGGTCATCAATGGGCATGTCATTCATGCCAAAGGTTCAGAACTGGCCGCGTGGCGTTCTGCCATTGCTTTGCGGGCTAGGGAAGCAGGGGCAAAACCCCACATTGAGCCAGTTGAAATAGACATGATTTTTACAATGGCCCGCCCAAAGACCGTAAACCGCCCTGAGCCATCTGTAGCCCCTGATTTGGACAAACTGGTGCGGGCAGTCCTAGACGGCCTTACAGCCATTGCCTACCGTGATGACGGGCAGGTTGTACGCCTGACCGCGGCTAAGCAGTACGGGATCAACCCTGGGGTTTGGGTTCAAATGTGGGCCAAAATGCCCGCGTAGGGCCTGACCAGTCATAAAAAAACATTTACAAAATGTGGCACATTTATTGCTAAATGTCCGCGGTTTGATGTAATCTTTTCTTTGTAAGGGAGATCCGCTCCCAAAGGAGGCATCATGACAAAAGCAATTTATTTCAAAAACAGATTGTATTGCGCTAATTGTGGTTCAAAAGTTACTAAAGAAATTTCAAAGGCTGGAAATTCTTACCTTGCAAGCGAAGCGCGCCCATCTATTCACGGTGGTTATTTCACACCTGCTCACGCTTGCCAACAGCGTGAAGGTTTATCTTTTCAAGATGTATTGATCAAAGAAGGCGAAATTGTTTCAGGTCAAATTGTAAAAGTTGTTAGAGGCCGCAAAGTTGCTGTTGGTACAGTTGGTGAAATCATGTGGCTTGGCGAAAATGGTTTTGGCGATACTTACGGCCTTAAATTATCTGATGGTTCAACTGTATTTGTAGCCGCAAAAAATTGTGAAGTTAATTCAACAGTAGAGGCAGGTAACTAATTATGACTACACCAACAGTTCACAATCACAATCAAGATGCAACAGCAACACAATTTCACACAGATACAAATTGCTGGTGTGCGGTAGCAAAAGTTAATCTTGATCAATTTATGACAGATGTTCACACTGGTACAGGTTTTACATTTGACACTTTTCACAAAATGTTTCGTTATGTAAATGAGCGTTATTTTGGCCGTACTTTGTACACACAAATTAAGAGCGAACAAATTACGGTTGATGAAGTTGTATCACTTATGAAGGGAGCAATGTAATGACATGGCCTAAGAAATTATTAACTCAAAACAGTGAGTTAAAACCTGATGGCATTTTTAATTGGACATTGCCCGCTTTTGGCGTAACGCTTACAAACGGAAAAACTATGAATGTTTGCCCTAACGCGGGTGTGTGCGCTTCTTTTTGTTATGCCAGGAACGGCACTTACAACTTTTCTAATGTCAAGCGCCGCCACATTCAAAACCTTGAGTACATTCTTGATGAACCGCAGGCATGGTTTGATCAGATGCTTGCTGAGGTTTCAAAACCAAAGATGAAAGGCAAGCATGTGCGCATACATGATGCGGGTGATTTTTTTAGTGAAGATTATTTACACATGTGGTTCAAAATTGCTGAACTTGTGCCTGATGTAACTTTTTATTGCTATACAAAAGAAGTAGCCATGTTTAAAAAGCAAACTAATGTGCCATCTAATTTTAAGTATTTGTTCTCAATGGGCGGCAAGCAAGATCATTTAATCAATCTTGAGAATGACCGCCATGCAGAAGTGTTTAAAGATGATGCGGCCATTTTAGATGCTGGTTATGGCAATCAAGATGCTTCTGATTTGCTGGCAATTACATTACCAACAAACAAAATTGGTATTCCTGCCAATAACATTAAACATTTTAATAAAAAAATGGCTGGCAAAACATTTGGTGAATTACAGTTAGAACGCAATTACAAAAAAGAAAAGAGAACATGCCAGTGAAATTCAAAGTAGAGATGACGGTTGAGTTTAGTGATTTTGTAATACCTGACAACAAAAGCCAATCAATGATCAATGGCATGCAACGCGAGCAGGTAGCGTTTGCATTACAAGATAAATTGGCTGACATGAATTTGCAGATCCACAATGTCTATAAGCAACGAGCCTAGATGTATTTGGTGCGGAACTTATGGTTCACCTGCAAATTTTGTAATTGTTTTTGAAGCAGTAGAAGGCAATGCACTGAGTGAGTGCGAGTGGTGCGGCACACAAGAATGGTTCAGGAGGAAGGCAAGCAATGGCAAAGAGTAAATTGACACGCAGAGGCAAGATTGTTTTGGGAATTGTTATAGCCGTAATTGTTTATTGGCTGTACGACATAACAACGCCTGATCAATGCAAGGTAGCAATTGAGAACATGTCTGAATGGTGCAAAGATTTGAGATACCCATGACACCTGAAGAAGTAATTAAAAACCATTTAGAGCCGCTTCAAGATGTTTTAACAACATGGATTGAAGGCCCGTATGTGGCAAAAATGTTGGCTGAACCTGAAACGCGTGAGCGTTACATGGGTTTTGTGGAAGGCATCAGATTAAGCAGGGCTAATGTAATTCAAGCAATTATTAACTTAACGCCACAGGAGGAAGAAGAATGATCTTTATTGTGAGCGTAATTGTTGTGACGCTTTTAGGCGTTGTAATCTCTGAAATTTGCTATAAAATAGAGCAGTCCTAAAAATAACCTGAAAGGGGTAAAGAAATGGACAGTTTAGTTAATCGTTGTTTATGCGGTAGTTGGGTTTACGGTAACGCCGCTTGCGAAGTGTGTAGAAAGTTGGCGAAAGGCTAAAGCCTGAAGCGTCTAACACAGATCCTTTTAAGCGCCGCGTTAGCGGTAGGAATTGTGTTTGCTTCACCATCTGCCGCTCAAGCACCAAAGATAGAGTTGCATCAAATGCCGCCCAAAGTTATTGCATTTGAAATGGTGAAGAAAAGTTACCCTGACTACAAAAAGCAATTTTCCTGTTTGGAGCAATTGCTGTACAAGGAGAGTGGGTGGCGCGTAAATGCGCTTAATCGCTCATCAGGCGCATTTGGGCTTTTTCAGTTTTTGCCTAGCACCTGGGCTAACTACAAATACCCGTTTAAGCCCAAAGACGCACACACGCAGATCAAGGCTGGGTTACGCTATGTCTATAAGCGTTACCAAACTCCCTGCAACGCCTGGGAATTTTGGAAAAAACAGGCTGGCCCTGACATGCATGGAGGTTGGTACTAATGACCACATCACCATTTGGCCTGCCGTTACGCGTTGATCTTCCTACGGTAGATCCTACTGAATGGGAAGATGAAGAAGAAGATGGCGATTGATAAGAAAGTTGTTGCTACCGTAATTAACAGGGCCAATGGCTATTGTGAAGTATGCGGTGGCCCAGGCTTGCCTGAAAACATGGCTCTGCATCACCGCAAACTTAAATCAAGGGGCGGCAAAGACACCGTTTCCAATCTCATCTTGATCCATCACGGTTGCCATAATCTAAAAACCGATAGTATTCACCTCAAGCCTGCAAGTGCAGAGCAAAAGGGTTGGATTGTGCCATCTTACAGAGAGCCACATGAATTTCCTTTTGTGAAGCCTGATGGTTCAATTGTATTACTACAAGATGACGGCACTGAGGCCGTAATGATGGAAGGTGACTAATGAACATAAGCGTTAAAGGTAATTTAGGCAGTGACCCTGATCTAAAGTTTTCAAAAAACAACACCGCATACTGTAATTTTTCATTGGCTTACACACCGCGCAAGCAAGTTAATGGTGAGTGGCAAGATGGCGAAACAATGTGGTTTAAAGTTGTTGCGTTTGGTACAAAGGCTGAAGCAATCGCAGACACTTTTAGAAAAGGTGACACAGTTCTAGTAACTGGTGAAATGGCACAAAGCACATACACCGACAAAGAAGGCAATGAAAAAACATCAATGGAAATTACAGCAAAAGAAGTTGGTTTAGTTCCTAGATTGGGAAAGCCAAAAGAACAAAAGCAATTCACATCTAAGGAGGCAACACCGTGGTAGAAGATCTAATGAGCGCGGCAGAAGTTTGCGAGCGCTTGAACATTACATTGAATAACTTACGACAGATCCAACACCGTAAGACACTTACATGGGTGCAGAAGTCAGGCCGTAATGTGTTCTACACAAAAGCAGATGTTGAAAACTACTTTTTAAAGCGCCAGGAGCGTAATCAAGGCTAACATCTTCATGTGATCGTCATTGAAGAAGAAGTAACCGTGGCTCAGATAGATGAATGTCTGAGCCATGTTTACGCCATGCTTAAAACAGATGAATTTGGCAACCGCATGGATTGGCGCAAAAAAGAAATGCTTACAGAACAATTAGATGAATTGCTTGATGCGCGTTTAAACCTTGTAAGGACTGGTAAGCCATGACTGAAGATGAAAAGATGGAAGCATTGTTAGATGAAATTTTAAGCAGGCAACCAAAGGAAAAAAAGAATGAACAACACACCGTTTGATGGCGTAATGCTTTTTATTGTTTTGGGATTGTTTATTGCTGTAGTTGCAATGTCATTAGGAATTAGATAAGTTACGCGTACTGATCCCCACCGTGGGGATTGAGTGCTGGACACAGCCCACATTCTTACGAGTGTGGGTTTTGTTCTTTCAATTTGCAGGAAAGTTTTTAAAACATTAACATCTACACATTATGGTAGAAAATACGCGTGATTTAGTAGAAAAAGAAACAACCATAATTGAGTTGCGCCATGAAGGTTATGTGTGGCGTGAGATAGCAGTTATGGTGGACATGAGCGTTGCTGGTGTTGCTAAGGCATACAAGCGCGCTTTAACGCGTCACCCGCATGCCACGATAGATGAACACCGTGAACTGGAATTAGATCGTTTAGATAATTTACAGCGTACTTACTGGCAACCTGCGGTGGCTGGCAATTTAAGAGCGGCAGATTTTGTTCTACGCGTAATTGATAAGCGCGCAAAATTACTGGGATTAGATGCACCATTGAAGGTACAAGCAGAGGTGGTTACTTATGACGGATCAGACCTGGACAGAGAAGTTGAACGAGTCGCAAGAATTATTGAAGCCTCAACAGTTGGAGACATTGCAACCATCACAGAACTCACGGATCAAGGCGAGCCGTTGGGTATGGAAGAACAAACTAGCGCGGAAGGAACAACTACCGCCTGAAGGTGA